TTGGAAAGATCAAATAGATACAGTGCGCTACCTAGTCACCAGCGGCGCGGAGTACGTTACCCACAACATGCTTCAGACTACCGGTGGTGGTGGATATTGATTGACGCTTACTGACTCTGCTTGTAGTTTTTGCAATTGCATATGGACGCAAGCGATCCAGAACTCCTGTACGCAAGTAAAGAACCGGATGTTGATTATCTGATTCAAGCGTATCAGACCACACAAAGCGATCTTGGTGAGTGGTTAGACCGCCGCCAACGCGATTGGGATGTGCGTAACTGCCAATGGGCGGGTAAGTCCAGCGACTTTAAGAAGCACACTTCACTGACTTCCACGGGCGAAGTATTCCCGTGGGACGGCGCAAGTGACCAAGAAGTGAGACTTGCTGACGAACTGATCGGATGCAGGGTTGCCATGTGCATGAACGCCATAAGACGCGCTCACATCGTAGCTACACCTACGGAAAGCAGTGACGTAGCGAGAGCAGCGGTCATTAGTAATTTCCTACGCTGGTTAATTAATAGCCGCATGAATGAATTTTATACTCAGTGCGAATTATCCTTGAACCATCTGTTCGGGCAGGGGTTGGCTATCAGCTACGTGTATTGGGACAGCCACGACCTCAAGCAACAGCAAGCCATCAAAATGGATGAGATTGCCGCCGCCATGCCTGACATGGCGCAAATCATTGCTGACGGATCAATGGACGCGCAGTTGGTGGAGCTACTCAAAGAGAACTTCAACGTAAGCAAGTCCAAGGGAAAAGCCATGCTCCGCGAATTACGCAAGGATGGCGAGACCACCGTGCCTATAACGAGACAGGTGATAAACCAGCCTCGCATCAAGGCTCTGACTCCTGACGAAGACGTATTTTTCCCATCATGGACAATAGACCCACAGCAAGCCCCATACTGCTTCCACGTCATGAAAATGACTCCGGAACAATTGAAAGCCAAAGTGGCGAGTGAGGGTTGGCATGAGGACTTTGTGGAAGCGTGCATTGATTCCAACGCTCGTGGAGCGGATGACACCGGCAACGAGTGGCGAATGCGCGATACCTTGGATACCGCAGACACGGATGACCAAACCATTGACGTCATCTACTGCTACCAAAGACTTTTAGATGAAGATGATGTGCCTGGTATCTATTGCAGCGTTATTTGTTCCGCAGTGCCTTTGCTGTTTGGCAAGCACACCCTGCTAGACTACGGTTCGGGGCAGTACCCATTCGTAATATCAAAGCTGGAAGAAACTTCCAAGCGGATGTACTCAAGCCGCAGTTACCCTGAGTTGTGCGAAAGCTTACAACAAGTGCTCAAGGTGGAAACGGACGCACTCATTGACCGCACTTCCCTAGCGACTTTGCCACCTCTGGAACATCCACTTGGTAGAGCGCCAAGTGCATGGGGGCCGGGTGTAAAAGTGCCTTATCGGACTCCTGGCGAGACACACTTTGCAGATACTCCGCGATTTGATGCGGGTAACGTTGAAATCCGTAGGTTCATTACTCTCGCGGCAGATCGTTACTTTGGTCGCAACGCCGCCGGAGTTGACCCCATAGAGGCGCAAGCCAAACAGCAAGCAGTCGTGGACAAGGTGTTCGGACATCTGAAGCAGGTATTGGATCAAGTGTACGACTTGTACCAGCAGTACGGCCCTGACGAAGAATACTTCCGTGTAACGGGCGTGAACGACATTCAGAAGTTCAGCAAAGGAGCGGCGGGAGAGAGATTTGATTTTTGGTTGAGTTTTGACGTAGCAAGCCAAGACCCTCAGCAGATGGTAGAGCGTGTAAAGGCTATCGCGGAACTAGGAGGCATGCTGGACAAGAACGGCACTCTGGACACGGAGAAGCTTTTACAGGTAGCCGTAGGGCAGATACTGCCGGGAGCGGCTGAGAGCATCATGCTACCTACGGAAACCGCATCTGCGAAGGCAGTGGACGAGGAGCGTCAAACAATCGCAGAGATTTACGCCGGAGTACCACCCAACGTCCAAGAGGGTGACGCGCACGAAGCGAAACTACAAATTTTTCAACAATGGCTACAACAGCCTGACATCACCCAAAAGGTACAACAAGATCCTGCGCTTCAAGAGCGGATTGATACTTATCTTAAACAGCGTCAGATGCAGATCATGCAGAAACAGAACGCTAATATCGGCAGGTTGGGTACTGCTCCTACTCCATACGGTCAAGCCGCTGCGGGGTAAGAAAGGAATCGGATGCCAGGTTAAACAAAAAACAAACATAAAAGAAATGCCAATAAACAAACGTAAATCTCGTGTGCAGCCCAAACCTGCTGCAAAGAAATCATATACTAAAAAAGCGGTGACTGATGCTTATCGCGAAGTGCAGACTAAGATGCGGAAGGAGGTTACGAAAATACGGGAGATAAAACCTCACGGGAAAAGCAGCAGTTCAGCAATGGAAAATTTATCCTATCCACGCGCCCATCACGGAGGTCACTTTAACAAGGGGATTAAGCAACTACAGGACATTGGCATGAAGGCTCGCGCCAAGCGAACCAAGGCAATCAGCGCCGCTGCGAAGAAGCATGGTGTTCCCAAGTCTCAAATTACTGCCCTAAAGCCAATAAACCCCGGCGAGATAGCAAGTAAGCAAGCACGGAAGTTCCGATCAGAGCAATCTGAGACTGCCAGACTTATGGGGGTTGTTGGGAGATATTAGCTAACAAAACGGTGATGTGGCGCACCTCCAGACCAACTATGACATGATTACTCATCGCGGTGAAAAGTTCAGTGGCGTAAACAAGCCCAAGCGAACTCCAAGTCACCCGAAGAAAAGTCACGCAGTCTTAGCCAAGGAGGGAGCCAAGATGCGCTTGATCCGCTTTGGTCAGCAAGGGGTATCGGGCGCTGGCAAGAGTCCTAAGACCGCATCTGAGAAAGCTAGAAGGAAATCCTTCAAGGCAAGGCACGCCAAGGATATAGCGAAGGGGAAAATGTCCGCAGCTTACTGGGCGAATAAGACTAAGTGGTGATGTGGCGCACCTTCAAAAAGAATGGTATTGGGTCATTGCCATGTTCTTATTCTTTCTAGAGCGTGACGTAATAGTAGACACTTTATTCCTCATCCTTGGCATCATATACAACGCTACGAAGTAATGCCTTTTAAGAAACTAAAGAACGGAAAGTTCCGATCCCCGTCCGGCAAGCAGTTGAGCGCCAAGCAAGTTCGCGCTTATTATGCCTACCGAAAAGCTAAAAAGAAAAAGTAATGTTTACAAAATTCATATCCAGCCTCACTAAGACTTATCACGAACTGGACACCGGTGAAGTAATCAAGGCGCTGGCGATCATTCGTGAAGAGCCACACTTCAAACAATTCATTGAGTTCCGCGAAGCTCAGCGAGAAGAGGTCATAAGACACTTGGGAGCGGAGACGGAGACCAACCGTCACTTCCTACTCACGGGAAAGCTGGAAGCCATAGACCAAGAATTGGATATGATTAAAACACTTTCATAGCATCCACACACTGCTATAGCCCTTCTTCTGCATAGCGGGAGAGGGGCTTTTTTGTGCCACGACGTCAACCATCCGCTAAAGGGGGGGGCTTTAGCGAACGGGATAATTTGGGGTAAAACTACAAGAAAAAAAGAAGCGGTTTGCTGGGAAAAAACTTCGGGCATGTTGGTAATCAGTGAGTTGTGCAGATTGTTGGATTATTTTTAATTTTAGGCAACAATGTAAATTTGGGGTAAAACTAAAAAAAGTCCTTAATGCAAGTCACTTGCAATAAGATTGCCATATGGGCTACGAGAAGCTACAATTTGCAACACTGAGGCAAAACGCCTCTGAAGTATTATGGAAACATCAGTACAAGAGGTAGTCTCCGAAGCCTCTGAAAATTCGGTGGAAGTTGAAACGCAAAGTCCGGAGGGCAACCTTACGATGGCAGAGTTCGCAGACTCGTTACTGAAGAAGCGAACGACACCGGAAGAAGAACCCGAAGGCGCAGAAGGTGAAGAGGAATCCGCTGAAGATACTGCGGAAGAGTCCGATCCCGAAGCAACGGAAGTCATGGAGCAGGAAGCGGAATCCGCTGAACCGCCCCCAGAAACTTCTAATGTTCTTTCTAAGTTTAACGTAGACCTTGATTCACTCTCAGAAGAAGAGTCAACGGCACTCGCCAAGCAGTTGAATGCTAGTGCGGTGAAAAGGTTCGGCAAGCTGACGGCTCAAAAGAAAGCCCTAGCTGCTGAAAACCAAGCACTGCAAGAGCAAGCACAACAAGCCCAGCAAGCGCCGCCACCTGCATCGTCACCAGCCTTTCTAAGCGAAAACGCTTTGTCCGGGGCAACGAACGATCAGCAACTTCTAACGGAGGTGGAAAATCTCAACTCACTCATTGAGTGGGCAGAGGAAGGAATGGAGAATGAAGCGCAGTACGATGATGACGGTAACGAATACGTAGTTAAAGACGCTGACAAAACTTACTCCAAGTCCGATCTCAAGAGAATCCGCAACAACGCTCGCAAGATAATCCGCAAGGATGCACCTGCGAGACAAGCGTGGATCAAGGAACGCACTAGCTCTGACGAGCAAGCCATCCAGACGTTTGAGTTCTTGGGAGAACCTGAGAGCGAAGATTATGCGATGTTCATGCAGGTTAAAAATAGTGCGCTTTACAAACCTTTGGTAGACCACCTACCTAACTCCAACTTCGCGTTGGGGCTAATGGTAAAAGGTCTGCGTTCCGTCCAAGCTGAACAAGCTGCGGCGGGGAAGCCGAAGAAGACGAAGAAGCCGAATGCACCAGCCGCCACTACGGAGGCAGCACCGGCAAAAGCGTCAGGGCCAAAGGGAGAAACGAAAGCACGGAAGTCTTTGGAAGCGGCTTATGCGCGATTCCAGAAGTCAGGCAACATGGCAGACTACACCGACTACCTAAAGCTCAAGCGGAAGGTAGCATAATTTAACAATCATATAAAAATCAAGGAGGGCCACATAAAATGGCATCAAGCACAACTTATAATACCGCTGGGAATAGACAAGATCTCACGGATATTCTCACAATCTTAGAGCCGGAATCTTGCCCGGTAACATCACTAGCTTCCAAGAAGACTGCCACCGGCACGTTCTTTGAGTGGCAGGTAGATGATCTTAGCACCGCAAGTTTTGACGGAGTTAATGAAGGTGAAGACGTCACAAGCTTTTCCAATCAAGCTGCCAATCGCACTCGCCTTGGAAACTATATCCAGAAATTTAGAAGAAGTTTTATGGTTTCCGATTTACAACAGTTGGTAGACACCGCTGGCGTTGCCAACGAGTTTGCCAATGCCGAAAGCAAAGCAGTACGAGAATTGAAGCGTGATTTTGAAGCTGCAATCTGCTCTGCTCAAGATCGCGACATAGAAAACGGCGCAGGTAGCCCATACAAAACTCGCGG